GGCATTCGACGCCATAAAGTAGCCTTCATATACGGTGTCAAACTTTGTGGCGTCGAATGCCCAGACAAAGCCATGATGTTTGGAAGAGGTACACCAGCCTCCACCAATTCTGTAATTGCGGTACGCCGCAAGTCCATTAGCTGCAACTCAGCAGGTATGTTTGCTTCACTCATTATTGTCTGTGCCACCCTGCTGAGGTTCGTTAAGCTGTAAGGCAACAATCCACCCTTGCCATCTTCCTGTGACGACGGTGCCATGTAACGCTGCCAACCATAGTCTTTGTGCTGCGCTTCAAGCATGCTGCGAAGATCGTTTGATGTGGGTAAAGACACCCTCGCCCTTCGTTTGCTTTGTGTTAATGTAAGCACACCAGTATCTAAATTATACATGTCCCATGTCAAGTTACGCATGTCACCTAAGCGCTGTCCCCATTCGTAAGCCATGTAAACAATTAGACCAACACTACGCTTGTTGAATGTAGCAAACGACACACCCATAAACGCTTTCAAGTCGTCTTTGCTCCACACAACACGACGAGGCTTGTCTTGCCTACGCAGTATTTTAGCGAACGGATTAAACGTAATGTAGCCAAGTCTGATGGCAAAGTTAAACACAAGCTTGTACACAGACACACAATGGTTTGCTAACGATACACTGTGGGCGGCATGTTCGTCATACAAACGCTGACACATCGGTGCTGTGATGTTGCACAGCATTGTAGACATGATGGGGGTGCTGCCTAGTTTGCTTCCTTTCCAGAAGTTTAAATAATAAACATAGTCTTTCCTACTTTTTTGCGACAATTTAACATATGAATCCGTTGCAATATAGGCACGGATTAAATCTGCAACAGTGGCTTTGGTTGTAAGGTTGGCTAAGTATTTCTTGTCGCTCCTCCAATCATCATACGCAGCATTAAGCTTTGCAGCCTGTGCCACAACATCAGTGTAGTTGTCACCCATCACATGCCTCACAGCCACACCCGCTGCAATGGCTGCTGCTGGTGGGTTGTAGCGATAGGTGCTGCCCTGCTTCATCACATAACGGGGCAACATGTTAGGCATTCCCAAGCCGATAAAGCGTCAAGGCGTCAGCATAGATGGCATCATGGCTGTACAACACGTCAAGCCACCGCTGAGGGATGTTGCTGTAGCCATAGATACGACCAGCAATCATACCTGTGACAGCACCAACTGTGTCAGCATCACCACCTTTGTTGACAGCATGGATGAGAGCTTCTTCAAAGGATGATGTGGCTGCAATGGAGTTCCATGCCGAAGCATAACAACCCATCACGGTGCCATTGTCTTCTTTGATGCCCATGTTAAACAGCTTTCGATTGCCTATTGTGGCACCATCAAACAACTCTTCTGCCAGTGCAGCGCTGTACATCACACACTTACCAGTGCCGTGAGTGAGCAATCCACCAGCAACAGCCTCAGCAATTGCCATGGTTTTGTTGTTGTGGTTGAACAATATGTGTGGAGCCATTCGCATGATGCCACCATTGCCGTCTGTCATGAGTGATGATGACCCACCATATGGACGCTTGTTAGTGGCTGCAAGCATAGCTTCAGAGGTGGTGGTGCCAACGTCAAAGCAATAATTGCGAGTGCCAAACTCACCTGTTTTACGCCACCGTTTGAAGCTCTGCATAATCACGCTGGGTGCAAAGCGTTTGTAAGATATGTAGGCATCAGCAATTGCCATTGCCATTGCACCATCATCGGTCCATTCAGCAATGCCTAGCTCATGCACACCACCACCAATCATTTCGGTTAGCTTGTCGCCAGTGTTTGGCTCAGTGAACTCAAGCGGTCCACCTAAAGCATCGCCAACGAACAAACCCATGAACATACCGATTGCGTTATCTTGATTCATATTTTCCTTATGCGCTTAGAAACATAAACAAACTGTGATGTGGCACTCTTATGCAACCTACAGCATAAGAGCACCCCGTCGTAATGGTTAAGCAGCAATGGCGTCGGCAATATCCCACAGTTCTGCATTGATACGAACATGTTCCTTGATGGATGACACATTACGTGCCTTCCTCATGTGTCCTTCAGGGTGTGTGGCATTTAAGCTCTTGACGAATGCATTGCCACGGATAACACCTTCCTGAATGCGGTTGAACACTGTGAATGCATCCATCATGTTGTCTTGCACTCGCTGTGGCTGCAGCACATTGTTGACGGTGGTATGTGTTGCAAACACACCCTTCGTTTGCCCATCAAACATGTCCCAACGGGTAGCCACACCACGCTGAGCAATGTCATATGCATCATCAATCGTGAGAGTGATGCCACGCAGTCGTTCCATACGCTCCATCAATGTAGGCAGGGTATCCACCGTTTTACGCAGCATGTCTTCAAAGCCCAACAGAGCTTTGCTGTGATAGACACGGCTCTGAAACCCGTTTCCTGCAATGATGCCATTGCTGCAAATAAACCGGAAACAACCAGCAAAAAGCTTCACGCTGCCAGTGCCATCGTGGCTGTTGTACAGGATAATTTCAGGACGAATACCAGCGCTTTCGTCGTTTGTTGCAGGCTTAGCAAAGGCAACCATGTGGCTTGCATGATCAACAGCATCCACCATACGGCTACGCTTCTGTGCTGCTTGCACTGGCTCATACCCATAGTCTGCCAGCACAGGGATGATGTCGCTGGTATGCAGCGAAACGTAGCGATCAGTGAGGCGTCCTGCCTTGGTTGTGCTGTACACAGCAGGGGCAAGCTGAGCAATGCGTTCTTGAGACAATGCCCCGTTGTTGGCAGCACGTGAGAAGATGACATGTTTAGACATGAGGTGTTTCCTGAAAGTTGTTGAGGAGGGCTGGATTGTGCAGACTTAAAAACTATTTGTCAAGCGTCTGCAAAAATACTTGACAAGTTTGTAAGGCTATTGCGGTGCTTTCAATGGCACAACAGGTGTGCTTGCACCGAAGTGGATGAGGTCATTCGATAGCAATGTGTAGCACACGCTGTACATGCCATCAACATGGGCGAAGTAGTACGCAACATCGTTGAATGTGAAATAGCTTTGGCGTGGCAGTGTGTACAGAAACGCCACAGGTAAGCGTTCAAAGGTGGCAAGGTCGTGTTCGTTAAGCATGTATTCTTTCGTTGTGTTGTTGTGCTTCAAGCAAGGCGTCAAGCCTGCCTGCTCTTTCACCTAAACGGTATTTGTCTCTGTCTTCTACGCTTTCGTACCAATAGTGCTTGTCGCACAGGTCAGCATAGCCATCGTGATAGCCTTGTTCGTATGGTGTTGTCATAGCTGCTTATAAAACCTGTGGTTTCCTACAGTGTATGTATGTGTCATGTGCTTTGTCCATTTAGGTGCAACGGCACAGGCATGGTAGTGATCTGCTCCACCTGTAACGTCAACAACATTTCCAGCAAGGGCTTGATAGGCCACTGTCAGCACGTTGTCGATGTTGTCATTGCCTAACGGCTTAGCCTGTCCCTGCTTTGTGTTTGCCCATGAGAACTGCTTACGCTTGTATACAACATCACATACAGACTTGTCCTGCTTCGATGCCCTAGTGAGCACAACAGATGCAACAGCTCTCATGCCTTCAATGCCTTCGCCACGGGCCTCATGATAGAGGTTTAATGCTAGGCATTTGAATGCGGCTGCATTGACATAGGGCAAGCCTTCGTCAGCTACAGCACCAGCAAACAACAGCCCTGCTATGAGCGCTGCTGATTTAAACATCAATACATCACAGCCCGTTGACCTTCAACAGAGATGGACAATATGGTGTCACGGTTGACACAGCGATAGGCTTTCTTCTGCATGTCATACACTGTGACATATTGCTGTGTGTTGTTGGTGCTCTTGCCACCCTTCAGTGCCTTAGTAACACCTAAGCGGCAGTTCATAACACGTGCATTGCCTGCTTTGGTAACGAAAGTGACAGTGACGAACTTGCCTTTGGATGTGGCAAGCAACTCAGCAAAGGCGTTTGAAATTGTTTTCATGTGTGTCCTTAATAACGCTTGGGAATATTCCCTCAATGCAACCACGTTGGTAGCTGCATTGGGTGACGATTACTTCAGCGCTGTGTCATCATCCTGTCCAGCATGGCATCGCGTTCACACCACAGCTTCACTACGTAGTGGCCTTTCTCTTCGACATAGTACAAGCGTAGTGTAGCGTCAATGTCAGCAATGGCTGCTTTACATTGTGCTTTGTCATATTGCTTTGCCTTAGTGGCGTACAGCTTGGTCATGTCTGTGTATGTTTGTGTCATAGTTATTTCAACTCCCCAATCATGATGGGTGTCTGCCCCTCAATATCAGGGGTGATGAGGAACGGCACATCGAAGTCCGTCATGTTCTCCATAAACTCTCGGGCTTTCGCCCTTGATGTGAACGAAGCAACCAAACGGTTTGCGTAGTACACCTTGTATGTCCAGCGCTTTGTTTTAGAGACAGTTTTCATACGTTTCCTTTCAGGAGAGTGCAGCTAAATTGCTGCGGTGATGCATTGTAGACGATTTAAATAAACCTTGTCAAGTGTGGGGTTATTTTAGTAGGCTGCTGAACCTTTCGTAGCCCCTGATCTTGCTGTCGTTGTTGCTTGTCTTCTCACGATACACAACGTTACAGCCAGCGAGTACCAGTGCTCTATGTACCAGCCCAAGGTCGCAATCCTCCTCCAAGTACACATTGTTACGTAGCTGGTAGCTGTACTCGCTGATCAGGTGCTCAACACCTAAGCCTAGCAATACTTCACGCTTAACCTTGCCCCAAGCATGACCGGGGTCAGCATACACTGTAATGGTGAATTTCTTATTCATTAGATATCCTTTTTAGTTGTTGATAACGACTTAGCAAACTCATAAGCATCTGCCCATTCATCTGCAGTGAAACGGTCTTGCTCAATCCAATTGTTTGCCAACGGGTTGAACGTGCTGACAATTAGCACAGACATGCTATCAATGCAGGCTGTGATGCGGACATTTGCACCGAAGTAGTGGTGCCTAAGCTTGCTGATGTGTGTCATGCTGGCACCTCAACATAATAGGTGACGAAACTGTATCGGGTACTCTCCCAATTGGGTTTATACACGCAGTAGCCAACCCCATAGACCCCCTTGTACGGATGGGCTGCTAACACTTTACTTTTGCGACTGACATAGCCGCGCCACATTGATGTCTTCACGGCTTTTAACTTTCCAGCCGCTACATCAGTAGCAATTTCATGTAGTGCTTTCATGATGCTGTGTCCTTTGTGTGTGTAATAATAGTCGTTATAAGTGGTTGTGTGTATCTTTGCAGTCGTCGGTGTGCTGCCGCCTCTGTAGCATACACAGCAAAATTGACCCAATCGTCGAAGTCTGGACGATAGCGCTGCAGCATGTAGCAGCCATCTAGGGGTATCATTCTCACACCTGTATCATACATAAATGAAGCCTTTCTTTTCGTGGACAATGAGGGCTGCTGTGTCGGCTGTGAGCATAGGCTCACCAGTGCCACATAAGACAAAGGTGTTGCCCTTGTAGGGATTGTAAGTGACACGCTCACTACCGACGTTGTCTAGACTGTCTACAAGGGTGCCAACGACACCAGCATGTACATTCTTTCTCTGTTCTTTGAGAACCCGCTGACGCCCTGCCTCTGACACCTTGAACGTGACGTTAGTCAGTGCCACAAAGGTGGCATGCTTGATTACAAGCCCCTTGCTAGGGCCTTCCAGCGCCTTGACGCTGAAGCACTTGCGGTGCAGGTTGAAGTAGACGAATACTTTCATATGTGTTTCCTTTCAGGAAGTTACGCTATCAATGTGTTGTAATAACTCTCGGGTAGATCAAAGCATGTGTTTCGATCATCTGTGCCATCATTGTCAATGATAATTTCACCTGTAGCCAATAGTGTATCAATAGCTGCAGCGAAAAGTACATTGTCGTATGGTACTGCCTGATCACGGCATTCCCGGCGCAGGTCTTGGCGATATTGTGGACCGCTTGATTTCATCATGTCAACGATGCATTCAGTGCATGGATATGTCATTATGTGTCCTTCAGAACGTGGTTGAAAATTAAACCGATGGCTGGATTATGCCGACCTTTGAATGCCCTTGCTTGCTGTAGGGATATCTTGTTGCCAACGGCATGATGGTGAACAAACCATTCAAGTAGATGGTAGCACCATCACCCTTGTAGCATGCCACCCATTCAAGGGCTTCGCTGTAGGTGTGGGTGTAATGACGTTTGGTCCATCCAGTGCCTATGACGGTATAGCCTATACGCTTAGCGATGGCGGTGGAAATGATGCGAGAGATTTTCATGTGTGTTTACCTTTGGTAATGTAGTGCAGAGTGCTCGGAATGAGCATATAGTACACTGATATGGGCTTTATAGACCCATACCGCTGTGCTATCTGCCTTGCGGCCTTGCTCAGCCTACATATGCAGCCTTTGATGTGCCATGTGCCACAATCGCTATCGACTTTGCCGCCACAGTGGTGCCAGCACACAAACCACATTTGTCACATGTGGTTTTGAAACCAGCTTCGGCACTGGCAGGGCACAGCGCTTCGCTCTTATCAAGGGCAAGCTTACCCTGTGCAACCCATTGGTTGACGGGGATAACCCGGAATGTACGCTGTCCCTTAGCCCATGCACTCTGTGCCACTGTCAGGTTATCGGCTGATACCATGTACAGGGCAGCATTGAACGATGCACTAGGCATGTTGCTTTGATGGCTGTATCCTGTGTGACCCTCAGCTTCGCTGATAAGCGCTGTCCATACGCTTTGTGGCACTGCAGCACCATCGCCATATGTACCGATTCTAACCATGCGACCTTTGCCCAATGATGCTAGCTGATCAGGTGTTGCTACAGGATACTTACCTGCCTTGAAACCCTTGTACACTGTGAGCACACCTTGCCCCATGTTGACGTAGCATGTACGGCCTACGGCAAGTTTTTTGTCTGGGTTATCGGTGGCTGTGCCACGGTGAATGCAAGTGCCACAGATGGAGAAGTCTTCGCCGCTCTTGTTTGCATTACGTGGGTCGATGTCGCTTCGCAGTATGTAGGTTTGCATCATGTTGGCTGTCTTTTTGTTGGCACTTTTTATCAGTGCAACGACGACGATGGGCTTGCCATCAAGTGTAGACGGGCCTTGATAAATGATGTAACCTGTAGGTGCTTTAGCCATGATATGTGTGTCCTGTAGAACGTGGTTGAAAATTGAAGCGATGACCGGATTATGCAGACTTTCTAATGCCCTTGTCAACTGTGGGGGGCTTTAGTAGGTGAAGCCAACGAAGACGGGTTTGTTTGCCTTGATAGATATTTCACGACAAATGTCGTTTGTGTCAGTGCATGAGAACGACTTCGTCGCCCTGTCATATGCACCCTTGATGTATACGGTAGAGCTTTCAGCTTTACGCTTGATGTACTCACCGGGCTTGACTGTTGAAAGCTTTGCTTGTTGCATGATATGTGTCCTTAAAAGACCGCAGCAAAATCGCTGCATGGCCTCAATTATGCCGAGCTTTAATACCCTTGTCAACTGTAGGGCTTTTATGGCAGCAAAGCTGCAGCGCATGACAGGCGTTACATAGCGTAGGCATAGCGTAGGCATCACGCGAGGCTAAAACGACCCGTTATCACTATTTTTGGTCATTGACAGCCATTGTTGGCAGCAAAGCTGCAGCGCGTAGGCGCAGGAAGCTTCGTAGGTGCGCGAGGATTTGTTGCTGTGGTGTGATGGTGGTGGTTCGATGCTGTATGCCGTCGATAGGCATTGCCTATGACCCCCTAAATACTGATAGTCTAACTCTATTTATCCCCTATGAAACCCGATTTTGAATCAGTTTACATGATGCGCGTAAGTCGTTGATCTTAAAAGGTATTCTTAAATCTAGGTGAAACGCACACACACCTATGTCATCACCTGCATCATCACGCGCATGACGCATGCATAGCGCAGGCGCAGCCACGGCTGACGGGGGTGGGCGTGGGCCATGGGGGGTGGGCGCGTATATTATGTACAACCTCGTCCTAAAATCAGGAAAATAGGGTTTGTTAACCAGCCCTTCCCACACGCACAGATTTGCCCAGCATATACATAGCCCAGAACGCATCAGAACAGCCTGTGGCAGCTTTAAACCATAGCAGCAATGGCTACATAGCAGCACAACCTTAAAAGCCAGCCTAGCCCTTCTAATCCAATGTGTTGTTTGCTAGCAACACGCAACAAACATTGTTGACACGCTATACCAAGTTGTGTAACACTATGGGTAAGCAGTCGGGAATGAAAACACCGTGGGCTGCTCAGTTGTTGTTACAACAGCTTTCGCTACCAACACGGGGTTGACATCAGAGGTAGCAGCGTGGGACATAATTCTAGTGCGCGATGTAGCAGGGGCTTATTCCTTGTAAAGACTGGATGAAATGAAGTGTTATAAGCAACACGGATTCTAAAGTTTTTGCTTTAGCAAGTTGTCGAACCTTCTTCTTTAAGCGGGTTAAGACAAACTTTAACTAAAGTTTTTAAAACATATGTTTTATGTTTCAATTCAACCTCTAATTAGTTTATATAGCTATATTGTTTAAAGTAAGTATTGTTAATAGATTAATGTATAATCTATGTTTATGAACACTACTACTACTTACTACACTAAACAACAACTCATTGATAGTGGACAACTAGATGCTAAACCCTACAGCATCACTAATAGCGCCTACATTGCATTACATAATGAATGCTTAGGTAGTGTTCACATACCCCATAGTGATGTTTACTATGTACGTGCTGCATTAGAGAAACACAGTGGTATGTTTCTTCCTTTAGATGTTGTTGAGAAAGCAATGAAAGCTGAAGGATGGAGAGATAAGAAGTTTGTTGTATAACTGTTATAGTTGTGAGGCACAGCCTCTTTAGTTGTTAATGAAAGAAACCATGGCTACCACTCCTCCGTCTGCTTCAAACACTGCAGCCAAAGCTGCTAAATATCGTGAGATGGCTAAAGACAAGTCTTTGCCACAAGATGTTCGTAACACCTATCTTGATAAAGCCAATGAGCTTGAGCAGGCGTCTTATAAGCCATCAATGGCTAAGGGTGGTGCTGTAGTCGCCAAGGCTCCTGCTAAGGGTGCTGCTAAAGGCATGTCTAAAGCTCCTTCTATTGTCATTGCTGTTGGTATGGCTAAGCCCTCTAAGAAGCCTATGATGAATAAGGGTGGTTCTGTTAAAGGGAAGTGTTGAAATGTTATACTTTGGTTTTAAATTATCAGTATAACCAACAACAACATGGCTCAGATTAAACGAGGCTCTGAAGAGTTCTCTGGCTACAACAAACCTAAAGCAACCCCGTCACATCCCAGCAAGAGCCATGTTGTGTTGGCTAAAGATGGTGATGTGGTGAAGCTCATTAGGTTTGGTCAGCAGGGTGTGCAAGGCAGTCCTGATGGTAGCAAGCGTAATGAAGCGTTTAAAGCTAGGCATGCTGCTAACATTGCTAAGGGTAAGATGTCTGCTGCTTGGTGGTCTTCAAAAATAAAGTGGTGAAATATTATGGCAACAATGACAAAGAAACAAACTAAGAAGGTTGCTACTGTCATGGGCGAGTTCAAGGACAAGGGCTTGCATAGCGGCAAAGGTGGCCCTGTTGTTAAGAATCCAAAGCAGGCCATCGCCATTGCTCTGTCTGAAGCTTCACGGATGAAGAAGAAATAATAATGAGTATAACAAGCTATCCTTCAGTAGTTAGGCTTGCTGGTAATGGGGGCAATGCCGTTTCCTTTGACGGAACTGCTGTTGATGCTTTTGGTAGGCTTCGTGTAAGTCAACCATACACACTCTTTGATAGCCAGAATAGATATGCTATTGACGGTCAGTTTAGCACATCAACCTCTGGTTCTGGAGCAGCTACTCATCTCCCTAATGAATCTTCAGTGAGTATGGCTGTATCAGCTACTTCAGGTGATGAAGTGGTTAGACAGACCTTCAGAGTGTTTCCATATCAACCGGGTAAGAGTTTGTTGTTGTTGGCTACATTTAAGATGAATCAAGCTAAGACAAACCTTCGTCAACGAGTTGGTTATTTCAATACATCTAATGGTGTGTTTTTAGAACAAGGCGCTAATGGCATTACATTTGTTTTAAGAACAGCTACCAGCGGTAGTGCTAGTGATGCTAGATATGCAGATAATGCTAGTTGGAATGGAGATAAACTAGATGGTACTGGTGCTAGTGGAATTACACTTGATCTTACTAAAACACAAATATTGTTCTTAGACTTTGAATGGCTTGGTGTTGGTAGTGTTAGATGTGGTTTTGTCATTAATGGCAGTTTCATTGTTGCTCATACATTTCATAATGCTAACGAGCAAACTTCTGTATATATGACTACAGCAATTCTTCCTGTTCGTTATGAAATTACTAACACTGGAACCACTGCATCATCTTCAACATTGAAACAGATTTGTTCTTCTATTATGTCTGAGGGTGGTTATGAAGCAGTGTCGCAAGAATATTCTGCACGAATGGTTTCTGCAACCTCTGGAACATATATAACAACAACATTCAAACCCTTAGTATCTATTAGGTTGTCTTCAACAGCATTAGGTGCTGTAGTGCTTCCTTATAATTTAAATTTCTTACCAACCACCTCAGATAATTACGAGTTAGCTTTATTTAAAAATACTACGCTGACAACTCCAACATGGACAGCAGTTAGTTCAAACTCTAATGTAGAGCAAGACTTAGTTTCTACTTCTATGTCTGGTGGAACAATTGTATACAGTGAATTTACTACAGGCAAATCAGGAAGAATTCCATTAGCTACAGGTTCTGGTTATAATTGGGATTTACAGATTGGTGTTTCATTAACTAGTGTTAGTGATATTTATACATTAGCTGCTAGAACAGTGTCATCATCTGGTGGCGGCATTGGTTCTTTTTCTTTCTATGACTTAACATGATAACTAAAAATAGAACGTTAGGTAAAGAACTAACGACAAGTAATATTGTTGTCTACACCGCCCCTGTTAGACATACTTCTGAAATTACTAGCATCGTTGTATCTAACAGTTTAAACACCACCGTCACCTTCTCATTAGACTGGTACGATTCTGTTAGTTCAACCTATTACACCATTGCAGAACAAGTACCGATGTATGGCGGAAGTATTATTCAGCTAACTAATGCATTCACACTACAACAAAACGATGTGATTAGAGGGCTGGCTAGTGTTGGCTCAGCCATCACAGTATCTATTAAAGCTGAAGAAGCTTACTCAGTAGTAAATTAAGGAAAATATGGCTAAAGAATTATCGGAAATGCACAAGAAGTTTCTTGAAGTTTTGTTTGACGAAGCAGGCGGTAACATTAACGTTGCTAAAGAGCTTGCTGGTTTCTCTCGTGGCTATAGCACTCGTCAGCTAACCAACTATCTCAAAGAAGAGATTATTGATGCTACCCAACTCTACATTGCAATGAATGCACCGAAGGCTGCGTATGCTGTAGTTGGGGCTATTGATGACCCTACGCAGCTTGGTATTAAAGAAAAGATTAATGCTGCCAAAGACTTCCTTGATCGTGCTGGTTTTGTTAAGACAGAGAAGGTGGTTGTTGAAGCAACTAATGGTGTGATGATATTGCCTGCGAAAGACCGCGAGGAAGACTGATGAGTGGTTTAGGGGCGTGGGTGCTTCCACAGCCAATAGATACAACAACATATGTTAGCATTCCAAAAATAGGAAGAACTGTTCCGTTTGGTTATAAGGATGGTGTTGATG